AGATATCCAGGAGTTTCACCAGGAATACAACCACCAGGACCAGTATCTTGATCATTATCACTCCACTCCTCAAATGCTCTAATCCAAACAGGTTCGCCGTTTGGATTAGAGTTGCCAGTAGGGCTGTTGGTTGTTCTGATAGTATCGAATTCATCTAATTGAATAACATCAAAGCATCCAAATCCCCATAAGTTAATGGCAACAGCATTTTCCTCAACAATAGGATCGGCTTCTTCAAAATCATCTGTTGGTAATCTATTTCTATATCCACCATATGATCCCCAATTAACAATACCTTTAAACGCAGGATCCGGTTGACCAGTTAGCAATTCATGAATATGGAATGGAACTTCAAATAGCTGTTGATCTTTCAAAGAAACAGGACCAGTAACCTGACCTGATGTAGTAAATTCAATAACACCAGAAACATTGGAATATCCAGAAGTTTTTAATGTTCCAATATCATAGAACTGAGAATCCTGTGGTGGTTGTCCTGTTGCTGGTTTATCAACCTGTGGAATAACATTACTAGAGGGAGAAGCAATAGTATCAATAAACCACAAACCACCATGAGATCCAGGAATATCAGAAGATTTGTTAGATGTTGTCTTTTGTGGTCCAAATTGTGGTGCCAAGGCAGGAGAAGATGCCGATTGACCATCAACAGGTCCAGTACCTACAAGTTTCTTATTTCTGAAATCAGGTAGTCTAAACTGATTAGCAAAATTTTGTCCGTAAGTATACCCAATTACGTCAAATAAGGCAGGATAATCATCTGGTTCTAATGCTTGTCCATAACACCATATGAATCCAGGGAATCTAGAATTCAAACTACCTTCTACATCACCAAATCCACTTGCTTCATCACCAGCAACACTATCTTTGAATGCAGGCATCATAGTTCCGATTGGAAGACCATCAAACTTAGTATTAAACTTAGCAACAGGTAATCCAGTTACTCCGCCAAAATTAGGATCTTGAACTACATTCAAACTACTATACCATTGTCCTAATAGTGGTTCTGGGGATGGTACAGTCGTAAACACAGTGTAAGAACCAGCCCCAGAACCAATGATTACATCTCTTGTCGTACTAAATCCAGGGAAAGGAGGAGAATTTAATTGTGCTTGAACAGTATCGCCATTGACAGCACCCGTGTAAGGACTTGCTGCTGTATAAGGGGTGAATGGACCACCATTAACACTAATTTCAATAACACCATCACCATAAACATCTACCCCACCGGGAGCAGTAATACCTGCAATAGTAACAATAACAATAGAGGGTGTTGGTGCCCCTGGTGTGGCATTAGTATTTGTTCCAAAATTAAAATCATTAGGTGTAGTTCCAAATGATCCAGTAACACCAACTGTCCAAGTAACAGGGGGTGCTGTTCCTGCTGTGACAGGGAATTGAGTAAATGCTCCGGGTGTTGCGGTAGTAGTATAATACAGTCTAATAATATCAAACTCAGAAACTGTTACTGTAGTTAAATCAGTCTCTGTGCCATTCAATTCGATATATGCTATTTCACCAGCAACAAAACTTCCTCCAAGGTTTGAAGAAGGATCTACAACAACACTGATGTCTTCACTGATATCCGTAATTGTTTGGTAGTTACTGTATACTTTAACCAAAGGATCTTGATCGGTTTTTGTGATAAAAACAAGAGTATCTGGTTCGGTATCGGGTTCTGCTTCTGTTGTAACTGTCCACAAAACAGGATCGGATGTTCCTACAATGACTTGTGTTTGAACAATAGTAGAATATAATGCAGAAGATGTAATTCTAACTTGAATTCTGTCACCATTATTTAAAGTTCTATCTGCTACATTACCAGTTAGTCCATTTACATATGGACCATATACATACGAACCACCACTTAATACACCAACACGAATTTCAGCACCAGCATCAGCCGTTGCTACAACAGGAACATTAATACCACTAATTGTCTCCTGGTTAGATTCTATTAATGTACTGATAGGAGCATTTATTACATTATCAAAGAAAGGAGGGTTTGGTTCTTCATCAGGAGCAGGACCAGTTTCAACTCTCCAAATCTGACCAGGAGTTTCGGTTCCAACAACAGAGGTAGCACTGTAAACTAGATTATAGTTTGGACCAGTCTCAAGTTGAAGTTGTAAATATTGTCCATTAGTAATAAATCCACCAGCAGTAAATGGTTCAGACAAAATACTAACAGGATCAGATCCAATTCTAAGGCTGGCACTATTACCAGTTCCTGATACACTTACACTAACAGGACCAGTAATACCTGTAATTTGTTCTACATTCGATTGATAGAATGAGTTTGGTTCTTGTTCCTCAATGTCTGTCCAAGAATAAGCATCAGGCAATGTATCCTGTGGTGCCCATCCTACTAAAACATATCCATCATTACCGGGAGCAGCACCATTTTCCCCTGGTAATAAATCTGCTGTATTCTGAACGAATCCGGTTGTTCCATCACTAGGAACAAAATACCATCCACCACCTGTTCCACCATCACCATCTAAATCTGTGGTGTTTAATAAACCACCAAATGAATCGAATTGTTGTGTGTTGGTGTTACCACCAGAACCCCAGCCACCACCGGCACCACCACCGCCTCCACCTTGACCAGAATTACTTACACCATTCTCTCCGACAAAATTAATAGTTCCGATTGGCTGTAGTGATCCACCACCTAATCCTTGGTTGCCGTTTTGTTCATCAGTTTGAATAATAGTATCAGCACCAGCACCTGCTCCACCAGCGCCGCCACCAGCAACTAAAAGTGTACTAATAAACGCTGCTGTATCAGGATCTAGTAAGTTAATGGCACTAGCACCACCACCGCCTCCTCCACCACCGGAGTATTCTACGGTAGAACCATCACCACCAAAACCACCAGTAGCATAACCAAAACCACCGTCACCGCCAGAAGCACCCTGATCAAAATCTTCTCCATTTGTTCCTCCCTGAGCAGCAACAACACCTAATCTTCTAGTAAATGGAGCGGGCCAAAAAGATTCTGGTGTTAGCAAAGTTCCAATAAGAATATTTCCAGGTGCTCCCTGTCCACCAAAACTACTTGGTAGATCTTGTCCACCATCTCCACCACCAGCACCTAGCATAAACACATCAATGGAGTCTGCCCATTGTGGTAGGAATAATGAAGCATCAGACCCACCCGATCTTAACACATAAGTGTAATCCGATTTTTGTGTATAAACAACAAATCTATCAACAGCTAAACCAGAAGCAGCACTTAATCCGATTTGATAAGTAGCACGTCTAAATGTTCCCTCTGGTCCAGCATCTATTCTAATATAAGCAAATGGAGTGCTGGGTGTTAAAGTTGCAATTGATGAAAAAATAACTCCATCTGAGCTCACAGCAGCGTTAGAGAATGGTGTAGAGGAAGCAGATACAATACTTATTGTAGTATTAGCATCTAATCCCTCAATAGGAATTTGTGCTATACAAGTTTGACCAGGAGTAGCATCAAACTTAGGTTCTGCTCTAAATCTATATGGGACAGTTCTAGGTGCCCTAGTTGTTAATGTTAGAGTTTCCTGAATATTAGAATATGTAGGAGATAATGGACCTGCTGAGGGATTGCCTGTAGGACCACCAAAAGGAGGACCAGCTAAACGAATTGTACTTGATATAGTAATATTATAATCAGAAGGGGAGTCTAATCTAAAGTTTAAAATATCTCCATCTTGAACATATAATTGCTGAACCCACGTACCGGCACCATTTTTTCTAATTTGACCAGAACCTTGAGTAACATTTACTCTTATTTCAACAGGATCATTAGATGTTGGAGTGGTATTATATGTTGGCGTTCCACTTGTTCCTTGATTAGATTGAGGTGCTTCTAAATCACTATATGTATTAGCAGGATATTCCGTCCCTAATCCAGTAATAGGAACATCTACATAATAAGTCCTGTTAATTTCAGCATTAGGGACAGTATCAGTAGATGATACGTTTACCTGTCTATATTGTAAAATTTGATATTGAGCGTTAACGATACCACCAAGAATTTCAAAGGTATCATTTTCTGTATATCCAATACCTCTTTCTACAAATTCACCAGCAAAAATTGATCCATTAGCACCAACTTCGGTAACTCTAAAAGTTAATCCAGATCCAACACCAGTTAAAGTATTCGTATTATATACAGTTCCGACAGTATAACCTTCACCAACTGTTGCTGGAGATAGTACAACGTTAGCATCAGAAAATGTAAATACTCTATTAGGTCCAAAAGGAATTGGATCAGGATATCTATCTACTTCAGTCCAAACTTGCTGATTATCATTTGTTGTTCCGGCAACCTGAGTAACTTCGAAGTTACCATTTCCTTCATCAGCTCCAAATGTTCCCAGAGTATTATTTTCAAATCCACCTGCTAATACCTGTCCAGGATTAGCAAATATAGTTAGAGATCCTGAAGTTTTAGTAGCGTAATCATTACCAATTAAAGTTCTTACAAAAACTACATCGCCAAATGTAAGATTTGGAATATTCTGAGACCAAGAGACTTGATCCAGAGATATTTCCATATCGCCGGTTGAAGTTGCCTCAACAATAGCATCGGCATCAATACCAATAATATCAATACTGGTAGTTTTATAATCCCCAAAATTATCAGTTAGAGGAGTTGCTGTAGGTTGTAATCCAGGTCCTGTGTTGGTAGATCTTTCATCAACATAGTCAACAAAAGTTGTTGATGTTAACGTACTAACCGTTTGATCTTGTGCTCTTGTTGTAAGACTCCATGTAGTAGAGAACTGATCGCCAGGAGTCCAATAATTATCAGAAAGAGTAAGAGTAACGTTTGAATTAGTGGTGTACCAATCTTCTGTCTGTACTCTTAGTCTAACAGTATCTCCTGGTTGAACTGTAAAATACGAATTACCACTACTAGATCCAGTAGCAGACGCTGGATCAACTAAAGTTACAACGTTTCCGACTCTCTGTAAAACTTCACCTGTAATGTTAGGGCTAATAATATATCTACCTACGGCAATATCAGCTTCATTGCCACTAGTAATGGTGGCAGTTCTACTACCAGATACTGTGTTTAATGTGACTGGTACAAAAGAATTTGCCTCGTTAATCCAAACACTGTCATTAATAGTAAATGCTGCTGACGATGCTAGATTAGGGAAACTTGGCCTTGGTCCAGAAGCAGAAGACGAGATACGAATAGGTATACGTAATTCAATACCAGAAATAACTTTTGCTTCGGAATAATATGTAGTATTTCGTTGGATACCATTAGTTCCAGAGGAATCAAAGTCACCAGGAAGAGTAGGAAATTGTACGCTTTCGGAAGCGTATTGATCAAAGAACTGAAATGCATCTGGAGCTGCATCAGGAACTTTAGTTCCAATGGTAACTGTATCTGTTCCTTGTCCAATCTGAATCTGGAAACTGACATTCGTATCCCATGTATCGGGAGTGGGATATCTAATCTCAATAGTATCTCCCGGAGATACTATAACTGGTGTAGATGAAAATGGCATTTTCTAGATATAATGGCACTTATCGTCCTAGTATTTAGGCTTCTTCCAGGGGTCTAATATCTACCCACTCTCCACCATTTATTCTTACCTGAATAGGTAAAGATGCTTTTATTTCTGTTGGGGTTTCAATATGATCTACTTGTACTCTAGCAGATTTGTACATGTCCGTTTTTTCAGGATGTACATCACTAACATTCATGTTAGTGTCTTTAAATTTTCTTTTGCTCATAATAATGTCCAGTAATATTCAATTAGTTTTCTAACCATTTCTGGTTCTTCCGAAATATCATCTCCAGGCAAATAATGTTTAAATTTAGTTTGTTGATTATTGACGCGAGGAACATCATCAATAACAGTATAATTTTGGGTAACATGTTTTACAGAACATGTAGTCCCTTCAATATCAAATCGAACTTCGGGAATAAAATTAGTAACGCTCATATTTGTCTCATATCTAGCCAATTTCCATCACTATTTATTTGTACCTGGGCATCCCCATCACTAGTTTTGATTTCATTAGGAATTTCAATATCATTGACACCAATAGGGTTAGATATAACAAAAGGTTCATTTACATCAGGAAACACAGCATCAATGTCTGGATCTGGGAAAGCATCCGGGGATAATGGTTGACCTTCAGCATCAAATGATTCTTCGATAACTGGTGGTCTTGTGATAGCTTGGAAAGAAACAGATTGTGGTCCTATTTGAAAACTTACAGTTTTACTATTTGGTTGACCAATAGCAAGTCCTTCTCCATTTGTACCACTTACAACAGTAGATGTATTGAATGGCATTGATGTAAATCTAACATATACAAAATCTAACTGTGATACTACCTGAGAAGACCAATTACTAGCATTTAAAGAAAGATCTGTACCACCAGCAGTAGAAGTACAAACAATAGGCATATCAGTTCCACTCCAATCAACTATAATATAATATACAGTATTTGGTTCTAACGAATTTACCGGAGTATTTCCTGGTGTAGCGGTAGTACCTACATTAAACGTAGAGAAATTATTGTCATTTTGTATACAAACTTGTTGCTGGGCACTAACTGCTGTCGAATCATTAGGACCACTATAAACTGTTAAGGTATACGTATAACATGCTGGTGAGTTCACCCCTGCTACAGATTGAGGCAATGGAACTTGAACTGGACCTATTGCAAAAAATCCCTGATTACTATACGGGGCAGGAAAATTAGCTGTAATATCAGATGTTAATCCACCTCCACTGATTCTATATCTAGTTCCATAAGTATTGGCGGTAAGGAGAGCTGTATAAACAGGAGTACCTAATGGTTGGAACTCGGGTACTATGTTTAAACTATCAATTTGAGCAGGAAGATCAGTATAAGCGTAGTTTGCTCCCCCAGCGCCGCCGCTGCCTTGACTTTGTAATTGAGCGGGAAAACGATACCCGCTACCACCGCCACCGCCACCATTGCCACCACTGGATCCATCACATCCACCATTGCCGCCACCAGCGCCACCAGAACCAGCGCCCCCACCGCCGCCGCCTCCGCCGTCGCCACAACCGCCGCCGCCTCCGCCGCCGCCACCAGAAGGACCACCCAAACCACCGAATCCACCAGCGCCACCGCCTCCATTGCCGTTACGGAATCTCGAACCTCCACCACCACCACCGCCACCTCCGGCGACTACCATCCAACGGTTTCTAGTGTTGTCATAGATAGCACCACAACCACCACCGCCGCCGCCAGACCCAGAGCAACCAGCTTTATTCCCGCCAGGTCCACCTCCAGCTGCTCCACCGCCACCATTGCCAGCATTACCAAAACATGATCCACCACCATTACCATTGCCGGATCCATACCCAGTAATAGTTATAGCTTGGTAATCAGGAAGTCTAAAATTTCCATTTCTACCCTGACCGCCCCCGCCGCCGCCGCCACCTTCATCACCGCCGCCGCTGCCGCCAGATCCACCTCTACACGATACAAATATATTAAAAGCACTAGCGGGAATGTTTACAGATCCTAATCCCCCGGAAAAATTTTGTAAAGGCATTTTAAATCTCCCTCATATCCTGCCAGATTCCACTAAAATTACGCTGAACTTGAGCATCTCCATCACTAGTTTTTATCTCTACATCAATCTCAATATCATTTAAATTTATCTGATTAGATTTAATAAATTCTTTTGGATTTGGACTAGGAAGTATGTCAATATCAGGGAATGGTAATTCATCCGGAGATGGAGATGATCCTTCGGCATCAAATGTTTCTTCAATAACAGGTCGTCTAGTAGTAGCGGTAAAAGATTTAGTATCAGTTCCAAACTGAAAACTATATGTTTGTGTATTAGTTTGCCCTACAGTTTCTCCACCAGTAGTTCCACCAGGAACCGTAGATGGATTGAAATCAGGAGATCTATATCTAACATAAAAAGTGCTTCCTCTAGGAACTAATATACTACCAGTTGTCCATCCACCGCTAGGACTATTACTGACCCGACAATTACTATTGCCAAATGCAAATGTATTCATATCAACTCCGGTATATGTAACAGCAGAATAATAGTTTGTCAACGGTTCTAATGCACCAGCAGTTCTACTAATATTTCCAGGAAAAGCACTATTTCCAACAGTAATACTACTAGGATTATTATCATTATAAACATTAGCTACTACTGACGCTGTAGTAGTTCCGCCAGGACCAGTTGCTGTTAACGTATATGTTCTTGTCGCCGGATTAGACAAACTATTGCTACTAGGTGCCGTAGATTGTAGTCCGGTATTTACATTTCTAGTTCCAGCTGGATTGGTCACACTACCAATTCCCTGATTAATACTAAGGGAAGACGCGAAATTTGTTGACCATGATAATGTAACTGTGCTCGATGGAGTTCCAGTATTGCTAAATTGTGTGGTAGAAGTGAAAGAGAAAATTTGTGGTGGATAATAATCCCATTCTATTCTAGCAGCGCCATTTCCACCAGAACCAGCACCGCCGCCATCATTTCCAGCGCCGCCGCCACCAAAGTTACGACCGCTGCGACCACCAGGGCAACCTCCAATGTTGCCACTGTTTATATTTGTTCCAGCGCCACCATTACCACCTCCACAACCACCTGTTCCTCCACTTCGATTTAGAGCACCAGCACTGCCACCATCCTGCCCATTATCATCATCGTCGCCTCGGGCACCAGATCTTAAAATCTGACCATCAGATCCAGCACCGCCACCGCCGCCGCCGGAATCATCATTTCCTGTTCTTCCGCCAGTTGCTCGAACATTATATCCACCACCGTTTAATCTGCTAGCGGTTCCATTTTGCCCGGAGTCACATCCAGGAGATCCACCACCGTTGGCAACTCCTACAGTATAACTAAAACCAGAACCATTTCTAACAAAACTAGATTGAGCGAATCCACCTCCGCCGCCTCCGCCGCCTTCTTCATCACCATCACAATCCCTATATCCAGATGCACCGCCACCAACACATCGAATCAGTACATTTCTAGTGGCAAATGGTAATCTATCGGAATAACTTCCAGGACTGGTGTAATTACGGGCTGGCATTAAATCTCCCTCATATCTAGCCAATTTCCATCATTATTTATTTGTACTTGGGCATCTCCATCACTAGTTTTTATCTCTACAGGAATTTCAATATCATTAGTATTAACAGAATTAGTGTTTACAAATTCTTCTACAATAAAATTGCCAATGGGAAGAGAGATCTCTGGATCGGGGAAAGCCTCTGGGGATAATGGTTGACCTTCGGCATCAAATGATTCTTCAATAACAGGTGGTCTTGTAGTAACATTGAAACTATATGTAGTTCCTGTAATATCAAATTCAACAGTTTTAGTATTTGGTTGACCTATTGCTTCGCCAAATGAATTTACGCCGCTAGAAACAGTACTAGTGTTATATGGGAGAGAAGTAAATCTGACATAAAAAGGATTTCCCACAGGAACCAATACAGTTCCTGTAGTAAATCCACCACCACTATTAGCACTAACTTGAACACCAGATCCACCAGTAACATTAAGTGGCATATCTGTTCCTGTTGTAGTTACAGTAGCAGTGTATACCGTAATTTCTTCTAAATTATTAGTCCTATTTCTACTACCAGGATTGACTAGGGTAGCTGCTGTAACAGTAGAAGGTTGATTGTCATTAAAAACTCTCGCTGTTGCCGTTGCCGTTACAGTTCCACCGGGACCAGATGCTGTTAGTGTATATGTTCTTGTTGCTGGCGAAGTACCGGGAGCAACTGATTGTAAACCCGTGTTTATAGTTAAAGATCCCCCACCTGCCGGTGATACTGCTCCAACTCCCTGATTAATACTAACATTTGTAGCATATTGGGTGGTCCAGGTAGCAGTTACATTACTACTAGGAATTCCAGTAGAACTAGTTTGCTCCGTAATTGAAAAACTATTAATAACCGGAGCTGCATAAATTTCTGTTATTCTTACAGCACCACCTGCTCCCCATCCAGTATACTGCCCGCTGCCACACCAAGGATTACCACCGTTACCGCCGCCACCGCCGCCATATCCTTGATCTGGATTGAATGAAGAAGGACAACCTGTTAGACTTCCATTTAATAATCTACCTCGTCCACCTCTTCCGGGATATGCCGCGGTAACACCACCAAAACCATTAGAAATACAACATGCTAATACATAACCACATCCACTGCCTCCACCAGCAGCTCCACCCTGACCGCCTCTTACGGCAAAACTAGCACCACAAGGACCCCCTTGTCCACCTTGGTAATTAGTGTCACGACTTCCACCATTGCCACCCGGAGCGAGTGTAAAAAGTGCTAATTGACCACTCGAAGTAGCACTCCCACCGCCGCCAGCGTCACCGGCAGCTCCTCCGCCAGCAGTAGCATCAAATTCTAAACCAGTAAAAAAAGATCTTACATAAGAAGCGGATCCAGATTCTCTACTGTCATTAATATATCTACCTCCACGTCCAGCTTGGATTTGTATAGTACTCCCAGGAACAGTTGGATATCTTCCTTGAACTAATCCCCCTCCACTGCCACCGCCACCGAGAGAATCTCCATCATTATCAGCAAATCCTGATCCACCTCCACCAATAACTGTTACATTTATACTAGTACACGCAAACGGAACTGTCCAGTTGACATTAACGTTAGCGGTGCTATTTGAATTTCCAATCCAATCCGGCATGATCTACGCTCCCATTTTTATTTTAAAATTTGGTGTAATTTTTGGAGCACGGGTATGTGTTTTAACTGTAATAAAATCTACACCTACCTTAACAGTTAAATCATATGGATTCTTTTCACCAGTAAGATCAAATGGTTTCGACACAAATTTTATATACAAACAATCAGAAACATCTAGAACAATAGGATCAACACCAAAATTTACATGATCCTTGCTAATCTGAAATACCATATTATATGGTTTAACTTCAGTAGGATCTTCAATATCTAATCTACCTAGATTAATTGTATATACTTCCGTTGGTTCTAACTCACCAACAGAAACGTTCTTACCATAAGAATTTTTGGCATATTTGATCATATTTTTATTAAATATTCTACAAAAATATAAGGAGAGATAGCATCATCTAGTTTTTGTACATTCTCAGTAGTAAGAGTTACCTCCGTAATAAGACCCTGAGGTTCAATAGAAGTATCTTGATATTGATATACAAATGATTGATTTTGTTTTAACTCTGCTGCTTTTGGTAGATTAATGCCGTGTGTATGACCAGGAGCCGGTTCTGCTCCCAATGGAGGATCAATCTGAACTAAATTGTTAGATCCTTCATTTGATCCATTATTACCACCAGAACCACCATTAGAAATCCAGTTAGTATCAGCCCAGTTGCCAAGATATGTAAAATATCCAGCGTTAGCAGTGTGTCCATGTGCTTGGAAATTTTCTTCTGTTAAAAAATCTTCTTGAGTTTTACCATCATTTTGAGTTGCTTCAAATAATGGATTTCCGTTGAATGGAATTGGATCGCTAGCAGCAACAACAAATTCACCATCATATGAAATAGTTAAATCATTACCAACTAAACTATTTGCTTGAACTTGAGCGCCAACTCTAAACAATTCAGTATCACTAGTAGTAACAAGATTATCAAAATATTGTCCAGAAGAAATAGAGGTTCTAATATACTTAGAACCCAAATCAGGTAGTTGAAAAAATTGTTCTGGCAGATCAGGATCTTTTGAAAATGTCGATGAACCACCTACACCTAAAACATCTGCTAGACCAGGATACAAAGATGCTAAAACAACAGCACCATTACATCTTAAATAACCAGCTGGCACATATGTTTTAAAATCACCAAAGTTGGGAAAGTTATTTGCTGGTAATTGAATAGTGAAAGGAATAATTGTTCCGGTAGTTCCTCCAAATTTTCCCTTTTCGTTTGTATAGTATCTGGTCATTTTAATAAGCTCTAATTAAAGTTAAACACGACAATGATGGTGAAGTGGCATTAATAATTAATTGTAAAGCACTAGGAAAATTATCAGGAATTACATTTGCCTGAACTGTATTTGTTTGGATCTGAGAATCAATATATAAGCTACCATTATTGTATGTAATAATAATTTCACCCTGGTGATCGTGCTTAGTAATAACATCAGTTACTGTTGTTGTAGCAGGATCAATCTGTGTAAAATTAACAGCAGCATTATTAAACATTACATTAGTTCCTGTAGTGATGGGGTCATCACTAACTAAGTCAAAGTTAACAGAATTAATTTGAGTTCCCTGATCGGAAAATGGAATGAGAGTAGTTGTTCTAAAATATCCATTTTGAAACAAATATTGTAGATCGGCATTATCAAGGTTTGTTTGCCCATTTCTGGCACGTAATTTTTTTGCTCCATCCGCTGCCGTAAAACCGGTTTTTGCTATACCATGTCCAGATGCTGCAGTTTCGAAAGGAACGTGTTGCCTTGCTGGTTCTGATCCAGAAATAGATCCAAGAGAATATCTTCCTACACCAGTAGTCCAAGGATTTAAAACAGTATTAATATCACCATCTGCCTGAGAATTCCCCCAGATGTTTCCAGATTCCAATTCATCATTGCCTTCGAAAACTCTTTGGCAATTAAGTGTAACAGCACCAAGAAATCCACCATCCAAATCTTCAAGTCCGTACCAGAACTCAAGAACCAAAATTTCTGGATTATCCCAAACACAAACTCCTCTACCAGGGCGATCGGTATTATCGCCAATATTTAATGTTTCATAAGATCCTGGGTGGAGGTGTGCAGGTAAGTGGTTTCTTCCTAATTTTCTTCCAACAATGTTAACAGTTTCTACTCCAAATCCAGGAATAAATTCTAAAGCAGCACCTTCTCCGTCTTCTGTAATTTGTCCAGAAAAGAATGGTGATCCAACTTTAATTACTGTAAGGAAAACATCATTAACGGTGTCAACACCACCTACTAAATTTCCAGGAATTCTAAGTAAATCTCCTTCTTCATAACCCTCACCTTTAGATTTAATAGTAACAGTGTATGTGTTATCCGTGTTTTGAATAACATTAAACAAAGCATCTACGCCATTACTAGGTAATGGATCTCCAACTTGATACTGTGCCGGAACATCCGTGTAAAGAACAGGTGTTGCTGCATTAGCAGCAGTAGAAGAAGGATCAATTTCTACTTTTAATATAGTTCCGTCTGGATCAGGTACAAAATCAAAATTTAAATCTGTTAGATAAAAATTAGTTCCTGGTGTTCCAAGATCTCCCTCTGTTCCAATAAATCCAGCCATGATTGAGGCTGCTGCTGGTCTAGGATAGTCGGGATCGCCATCACCAGATAGAGTATCAATCCCCAGGGTTGGTTGGTCAGCACCAAATGTAGTAGTATCATTGGTAAAATAATCTATAGCAATATCAGCAAGAGTTTTTTGATTAGGTTGTGGCACCTGAAATGTACCAGTATAATTCGGGAAGTCTCCTCCGGAATTACCACCATAAGTATTTTTTAAAATCCTTCTCAATAAAGGATACTCGTCTGCTTCTAATTCCTGACCAGCACAGATTAACCATCCAGGAGGAATTTCAGTTAAAGGACCAGCCCAAGGAACAGCAGTTCCAATGGGCTGTGCTTCAGCAGTTCTAACTCTATTATATGATACCATATTAGATTTCTAGCAACCACCAACCTTGTTGTGTAACTGGAGCACCAGTTCCTGCTCCATTGAACTTGACGCTTCCCAAGTAAACTAATCCAAAAGAAGCATTTGGAGTCTGGACTACAAGTTCGCCACCAGAATCATAACCAGATCCCAATCCAGCAATAATACCAGAGTTGGTAACATCTCCTTGAATTCTTACACCATTTGGTGCTCTCATTCTTAGCGAGATATTATATGTCAGTAGTCCACCAACGTCAACAATTCTGACAATATCACCGTGAGTTGGGTTTTCTGGTAGTCTTATTGCTATATCAGCTGATGGAGCAATAAAGTAGTTGATGTTAGAAACAGCATCTACAAATTCAATACCACCACTAATATATTCCCACTTTCTAGCACCAGATGGAGCAAAGAATCCAGACTGTTGAGCAAAATCAATAGATCCATCATTATTTATGCTGAAGATGGAATCTCCAACCTCTAAGTCTGGGAACAATGGAATGAGTTCATCTGCTAAGACATTGAAGTTACCACCCTCAACTGTAACAGGACCACCGAAGATACTTTCGGTAGCATCTTCTGTTCTAATATTACCAGCAATAGTTAGATTGCCCGTGCTATTCTGGAGAATTAATTGTGTATCGTTGGCATCATTAGCAATTCTAAGATTGCCTGAGGTAATTGTAGTAGATCCTGTATCAGACTCAACTACAAATCTATCAAAATTAGCCTCACCAATTCTTAAATCACCACGGATGAATGTCTGTCCATCACAACTATCAACAATGAACTTTTCGAAATCAGGATCAGTTGTTCCATCAGTAACAATTAATTTTTCAACATCACATACATTAGATCCTTCTAGTATTAGATTATTATTAAGAGTTAGTTCACCATTAATAAATGTTTCACCAGTTACAGAGTCTACAGAGAAAGCAGTAATTGCTGGAGTTCCGCCATCGTTGATAACAAACAACTGATTAGAAACCAAATTAATTTGGTTAATGACCGTAAGTTCACCGAGAGTTCCATTATCAGCAGGAGATAATCTGAATAGATCACCGATAATCAAGCTACCAGCAAATGTTCCGGTGCTGATGTCATCGAGATCTCCAGGGTTAAGTGTTCCTAGTAGAGGATCTACAATGAAAGAAACATTTCTAGAGCGAATATACTTAACAAGAACAGCATTATCTGGGTGATCATCTCTTAGATAACGATATGTCGCTGGGTTGCCATCTACATCAGGGCCAGGAACATACTCATTACCTTGTGTAATCTGGTTCTGAGCACGGGCAACAATAACACCTAACTGATCAGGTCCAACGTCGTTGAGATTTGTTTTCTCTACAACTCTTAGAAGTTCGCTGTATTGCTCACCTACAGGAGAAACAGCAACATTCTGACCAGCAACAGAATTAGTACGATCAATTAAGATGTACTGGTTCTCAACAAATTCATCAAGAATAGAAACATCACTAATTGGTAAGAAGTATGTTGGTTGACCAAACTCATCAACACCAGAAGTGCCAGGGAATACAGTAGAACTTAGATCATCAGGACCACCCCATGTTTCGACACCAGCAGTATCTAGAGTGATAGAAATACCAGTCTTCTTGTAAAGATCAATATTGAAGTTCTCGATGTCATCGCCAGCTCCATGAACTTGAACAGGAGTTCCATAAGAACCACGAACAATTTCAAACTGACCAGAGTTTAATCCACCTTCCATGGTGGTATCACCAAATAGTGTGGTGGAACTTAGAACTTCTAATCCGTTGTTGATTGTAGTGCTTCCGCCGAGAGCACCAATGTTAATATCAGAAGCAGAGAGACCGATATTGAGTTCGATAACAGTATCAATAAAGATGTTAGCCGTTCCAGCATTTGTAGTTAGATTAGAAATACCTACAGATGGTACATTGAAGGCATTGATACGTAGATCACCATCAATTTCAGTAAATCTGCTGTAGATCTTAAAGATAGATCCACTTACTAAGCTGTTGGAGTTGTTGGCATAAGCGCCACCCATTTCAATGACACTACTGTAAGAAGAATCATTGTTGGCTACCGTTCCGATATCAATCTTAGATTGAATAGCGTTGCTGTGGAGATTGAACTCAGTAATTGTACTAAATCGTCCAATATTAACTGTCTGGGTTCCAGCAATGTTACCAATGTTGATCTCTTGTGTATTTGTAGTCTGGTTGAAGAGATTAGCAAATTCACCGAAATTACCAAAATTAATATTTGTAGCAACAGAAGGAATAATATTAAAGTTCTGTGCTGTTGTTGTGATATTTTCTCCCTGAATCTCAAGATTAGATTCGAAAACAACATCTTCAGTTACTCTTACATCACCAACTACAACAAAAGTAGCATCAAGGTTAGCAAAGTCTGTGTTGATACCGACTCTACCATTATTTGTAGTGGAAATTCTGAATGTAGCAACATCACCGGGAGCAGCACTGTTACCACCGACTAGTAAAGCATGATCTAAGTTAGAATAAGTTCTAACATCATTTGTCTCATTAGAGATAAACTCAGTATATGGAAGAGCAGTACCACTAAACCAAGCATTACCAACAACATCCAAGTTTGCTCTTGGTTGTACAGCAGTAGATACAAATCCTTCTTCCTGATCACCATCAATACCGTGATCAGCTCTTGCTAGAGTGTTAACACCTAACTTAAACTCACCATACAATTCTGTATCTGTTCTTAGTGCTTCAGCACCAATAACTCCAACCTCTCTCCACTTATTGAGTCCTACTTCAATCGTAGGTTCGCCAGGGAGACCAGTGAGTAAAACTGGATCGTTAATGTTATCTCTGGCAATAATAATGCCAGGAATGGTAACATCAAAAGTTCCGCCAGGAATATCATTAATGTTTTCTGCTTCTCTTAGTCCATTAATTGTTAGGAATCTACCAACGAAACCAGTTAGTTTAATAACAGATCCCAATTCAATGTCAAGATCAGAAGGCGAAGTTCCGACACCACAAGTAAATGTAATAACGGAACTATCGTTACCTTCGATAGTATTAACAGAAAGAGTAACGTCACTATAGAAGTTAGAATAAATCCATCCAAGAGATCCAGTCTTACCAACTTGCTCACCTTTTAATAGAATATCACCAGCCTTAGGAGGTTGATTACCAAATAGAACTGGTGTTCCAACAGTAATTAACTCTTGATCTGGAGTGTGATTAGAAGGAAGATTACCTAAAGCATTATCTACATGAGTTCTAATGCTGTAATCTTGCCCAGCAAGAGACACAGTTCCTCTTGGGTTGAGACTAAAGATAGCAGCATAGATTCTATTCTGACTTAGAATAATGTCGCCATCCGAAGGAATAGGACTAAAGTCAAAAGAACTTCTATCTAAAGTGGGATCGCCACCAGAAGCAAAGTCAATCTGTGAAGTGACAGTTAGAGCAGGTGGTTCAGAAGGTTCTACAGTAATAGTAACTGGATTGTTAAAGAAAGCATCACCATCTACAGTGATTTCTTTCTCGAATACAACTGGTAACTCGAATGTAGTTACCAATCCACCGAGATCTCCCTCTTCATCATCCGTCTCTTGTAGTTCGGCAGACTCTAGGAATGTCTCTTCGCCAGTAATAGCATTAATTTTTCTATTACCAATGTAGAGATCACCATTAGAGTTTAGACCAGTATAGAATACAATACCAGCGTCTTCTCTCTTTGCCTGAGCATAGAAGTCTTGAGTGTCGGATAGAACAACTTCCTGTCTAAGTGGGAAACCAGTAGAGTAGTTACCAGGACCGAAACCAAGGTATTCAAACGTGTGGTTACCAGATCTAGCAATAGAAGGACGACGAAGTTCAACAAACAATCTTCTTTCTGTTGGATAGATAGAATCACCAGCAATAGAGATTCTTCTATCTTCGGAACCAGCACTGGAATTACCAGACTGTGCTTCAATAGTGTAATTATATCTAGAGAGAGCAGGGTTTTGAATTAGATCTTCAATAACTTCTCTAGTTTCACTATTCTTACTGTCGTTAGTTCTGACTAAACCATGTACATAGTTGTCAGCAGCACAAATTGTAGCAGGAGGATCAAGCTGTGTTACATCTCTGGTTCCATCTGGTCTAACTTGGAACCATAGTGGATCGTTCTTATAGTTTAGAGGATAAAGTTGAGAGATAGGTTGAGAGAACTTAAAGTTTCTGAAGTTCTGACCTACACCAGGACCAGTTGGGAACGGAGAAATATTGCCTCTTAAGCATGTTAGGTAGTAAATACCTTCTTGCTGGTCAGGAATACGTCTCTGGATCTCATCAATATCAAAGATGTAGAAGGAATCTTCAAAGTCTCCAAGGTCCTCGACAGAAATAATCTTATAGTCATTGGTGGCATCATCAGTAATGATATCACCAGGAACCATAGTAAGAACATTAGCGTCCTTATTACTGTATAGATAATCTTCTTTATCAGACTTGCTTAAAGAGTCATCAATAGATCCAGTGCTATCTGGTTTTGCTTGTAATGTAGCAAAGATTTCGATGGGGTTGCCGTTAATGTCAAATATTGGATCGTTGTCAACATTAAGAACAGGTTGAGCGAATCTAGTAGTAGCAAATCTGTCATACTTAATAGGATTCTGAGACTCAATCGCTTTAATGATTAGATAATGATCGGTAACACCATCAGGGCTGAAATATCCTTGAACATAACCAGAACCAGAAGAATAACCACTCCAAGTAATTCTATTTAAAGGAGTTGCCTGAAGAGCATCAAATCTAAATGCTCCACCTTGAGGTGCATCAATCTTAACAACTACAAACTTCTCATTCTTAAGGGCATTGTTGTTGATACTATGGTTGAATACAGTAAGTTCGAGACGATTATTTCCAGCAACATCAACTTGTCTAGCAGACATGATGCTGAAAGAAATCTTGGAGTCTGTTTGATCACTATCAACAATCTTAACCTGATTGAGATTGTATGGATCGTAATCGAAATCTGGATTCAATCCAGGATCTCCATCAGCTAGTCCTAACTGCTGTTGAATTGTTCCGCCACCTGTATCAAAATCAACATTAAAGATAGCGAGATCAGGTGATCCACCAGCATCAGGTTCTAGAACAATTCGTTGTGCTAGTAGTTTTCTAGTTTCATCAGTTCTAGATTTAATAACAAATCCATTTAAAGGATCACGAACTCCTCTAGCGTAACGGGGAATAACATAACGTAATCTGTATACTCTATCCTCTTTCTCTCTGTCATCATCAAGTCTAGTGAAACTAGAGTTCTTTGTTCTAGCGTCAGTAAATGTAATTCCTAAAGTTTGTAGTCTATCGATAATATTGTCAGTATTGCCAAGATCAGGAATAGTTTGGATATACCACTGACCTGTGGTAGTATCAGTATTGACTACTTCGGCATCAAACTTAACTGGAGATCTTCTCTTATCCGAGAACACATAGAAATTCTCACCAATTCCAGGAGCAAAGATGATAGGTGTAGCACCAGAAATAGCGCCAGCTTCATCAGTAAAGACGGAGAATGTTTTTGGAGTGGTGAATCTAGCGTAGTAATAAGTATTTGGATCTAAGAAAGTGCCACCACTTACCTGTGGTAATTCAGAATTAAGTCCAAATGTTCTAAAGAAGATTTTTTGAACAGGACCACCAGTTCCAGGAACATCAAAAACGTGAGGAACTTCTGTTTGAAGAACTGTATTATTTCCAGGAACAGGGTTAGTGAGATATTGATGTAGAGAATAATCGATATCCAATACATACTGCTGGATCTCAATCTCTACATCTGGATCAACGCTATCAGTTTCAGAAGAGTAGATGTAAATACCGGCAGCAGCATTATCTTTTGTTCTAGCAAGCATTAACTTGGTAGAAGAATCTGGCGTAAAGATACCGGGATAAGTTGCGCCATCGGCGTAGTTTTCTGGTTGTGTAGTTCTACCAGGAGCAATTACATAGTATTCTGTATTAGTTTCAAATCCTCTTGGTAGTCTTACTACTCTCTTATCTGGATTTGTTCCAGCTCTTGCTCTCGGAACAAGTCTAACCGGAGTGCCAGTTTCCCAGTTGTGAGGATTACTAACACCACCACCGGTATTAATAGTAAATAGTGTTGCTCTTGTAGCGAGATTAGCAGTATTAACAGATGGTTCGACTCTAACAACACTAGCACCAACAACGGGTTCAGTTCTAGTAAATCCAGTCATGTCTCCGCTATCAACTGTTGTTCCAATACCGGCTTTAATTAACAGTTGTGCTTCACCTTCGGGACCAGGAGTAACACCAGCAAATGCTCTACTTAATGGGAAGTCGTTTGGATCGTATACACCAGGAAGTCCGGAGTTTGTTCCAATAATTTCGTTATCAAAAATCTGAGTAAATGTATGTCCACCAGGGATACCAATAGGAATAACAGGAGCTTGTAAGATTACCTGATCGCCAACGGCAGCAACTTGATCATAAACATAATTGGTAAACGTTTCTTCACCGTTAACTACAGATGGATTAGCAACATAATATACACCTCTATCAAATACCCTATCATTACCACCATATGTTAGATTGTAACCAATAGCTTCGATAGACTCAATAACATCTGCTATCAACTGTGCTTCATTGTTTAGAGTAACAGCAGGATAGAATGCTTTTGCTCTATCAACAGCTTCTTCAGCAATAAACTGTTTATTAGCAAGATAAAGTTCTACAATTCCTTCGGAGGATCCAGGACCAACTGGTTGTAACCCTTGGTTAAGAACAATATTAATGTCATCAAAATAGGTAGAAATAACAGAAGCAATGTTAACACACTCCGGATATGTGTTGTCACCTGCCCAAATATCTACAGGACCAGATAATGTTCCTTGATCTTGAATAATGCTGCTATCTCTAATAGCAGGAACTTGTGCCCAAGCGCCAGATAGATAATCATCTGGATCTAATAAAGTTCCTGTTTGTGGTAAGGAGAAGTATAGATATACAGCGTTAGTATTAACAGCAGATACAGGTAAACCATCATCTAATTTAGATCCAACAACACCTAATTCAATTCTAGTGCTATCAATAATTCTCTTAATGTAAGCACCCGCGGGAATAGACTGGTTAACAGTAACTGGAACAGCAGTTGGAAGTAATCTTCCATACTCGAAGTTTGTAGCATTGTACTCATACTCAGTTACCGACATGCCGATAATGAGACCAGAAGTATCACCAACATCAACAATAGACTCACCGTTAACAGCAATACAGTTTCTGATGAGAATATCATAATTTCTCATAGCAGCAATACATAGCTGCCTTACATAATCTAGAGCTTCTAGAGTTTCATTAAGTTCCCCTTCAATATACGCTAGTCCACCACCAACGTAATAAGCTTCTGCTGCCTGAATAGTTTGGATGTTACCACCAACTCTCAAGTCTTGTACAACAGCATCTACAAAATATCCAATGTCTCTTTCACACTTACCAATCTCAATGCCAGGCTTAGTTAGAAGATATGGATATCTTTGAGTAATATAACCATATGCTTCCTGCTGAATAAACTGCTTGTTAACTTCGATAGAATTCGAAGCATCTTGAGCATAGTTATCGATTGTTAAACCATCTGGATTTAGAGTTTCAATAGAAGCAGTATATCTCTGGAATCCAGTTTCAGATAGTTCTGCTTCATATGTTTGAGTTCCGCCACCAGTTCCTTTTAGGTTTAGGAATAACTTTTCTCCTGTTTTGGCACCAAGACGGAAACCTTCTACGCTAGTAATAGGCTTATCAAAAGGATCATAAGTCTCATCACTACCGTAGTATAGTTTACCAGTAGTGTTAGAAGTAGACTTGGTTAGTTGAGCATCTAAAGAATAATACTTATAGGATTTTTCGTTAAAGGCAGAATCATCAACTGTCTTAACAGGAACAATATCAGTAATATATCCACCCTTATCTTGGTTAAAGGAGAATCCTTTGAAACCAATAGCATGTAGAGATGTATTACCGAAGTTAGAGTTAGAGTTGGTGATGGACATATCACCACCAGACTCCATCAAGAAGTGGTCGAAGAATCCAACAGCGAAGACCGAAACACACTGAATGAAGGCATCATCAGAAGCACGGATGTGGAAGTTTCTCCAATCATCCTTCCAGTAAGCATCTCCTCTGGTGTGGTATGGTTCTGTAGCGAAGGCATCAGTGATAGATGCTTGGTTCCAGGTGTTTGTGAACTCATCGTAGCGAATGTATGCTCTGTCGTCTCTCTGGAGCGATACACCAGTGTACTGAGCAACAACCATCGACTTGAATCCAGTTGCTTTGGATCCATCTGCCCACATACCACACTGACCCCAGGTGGATCTGATGGAGCAGTTAAAGACGTATGGAGAAGCAGATTCCACAGAGTCAATCTCTGCCTGTACTCTGGCAGCAACATTAAGAGCAGGAACAGTAGTAGCGTCATACCCCAGAGCATTAATGTCAAGACCTAATTGTAGCTCGGTAACATTAAGTTCATACTTAAAGACTCTTGGATCTTCTTCATCAAGTTCAATAACTTTGAACGTTCCGTTTAGTAGATCATTTAGACCATTGTCGATGATGGCAACGTATTGATCTTTAAAGTATCCATGAGCAATCTTTGTAGTTACAACAGCAGTTACTTTACTTGAATCAGCATTGTCTTCTAATCTGATATTGACAATGTTTCTGGTATCAGATAGAGGTCCAACAATTCTATTTTCCTGAACCAATGC